AGGATAAGTATTTTTTGGATAATTACATAAACTGTAAAGAGCAAGGTTTGAAAGTTGGGGCGTATGTATACGCAAACGGCCTTAATGAAGAAAACTATTTTCTTGACGTTTTCGCATATGAGACGGCAAGCAGACTTGATACATTACAGTTGGAATATCCGGTATTCCTTGATGTGGAAGCCGCCAGTTGGAGAAATCGCACCAAGGAAGTTAACACAGCAGTAATTAAGCGAATACTTGATAAAATGGAATCATATAACCTTTTTGTCGGCGTTTACTCCTCTCAGGATTGGTTCAAAAATTGTGTAAATTATGATGAGTTGTACGGCAGATATGTATGCTGGGTTGCTAAATGGAGCATTAACCCGCCGACAATAGGATATGATTTATGGCAGTATGGAGGCGAGACGAATCTAATACGTTCTAATATGGTTGCGGGCGTAATATGCGACCAGAACTACAGCAAATATGATTATTCTGAAATAATACCAAAAACTAATTGTAATGGATGGACAGATTTAACCTATGATATAAACGGAGATGGTAAAATAAACAGTAAAGATATTGTTGCAGAGATGAAAGCGGTTGCAAATGGAACAGGTGGTAAGGATGTAAACGGAGACGGTAAAGTAAACAGTAAAGACATTGTGAAAATAATGAAGGAGATAGCCGATAAATGACATTTACAGATATTACTCAAATTATAGCAAATTTAGGCTTTCCTATTGCTGCATGTATAGCATTGTATATAATGAATACCAAAACAATTAATAAATTAACAGAAGCTGTTGAAGAATTAAAAAAATTAGTGGAGAGTTTGCACAATGGAAATTAACGATATATTTAAACTAATAGACGCGGGATTTACAAAAGAAGACATTATAGAAATGTCTAAACCTGTAGAAACGGTTGCGGATGTTTCGCAGGTAGAGACTGAAACAATAACGCCGGAAGAACCCCATTTTGAAAATATGGATTATATAAAAGATTTGCAGAAAAGCATTGATGATTTAAAGAAAACGATTATAGCGACTAATCAGTTAAGGAATTTAGGCGGAGATAAAACAACTACAATAGATGATATAAACGAATACCTTATCAATGGGAGGAATAAGAAATAATGGCAAGTGTAAATGATTTGAATTTTAACCAAATTTCAACGGTATTAACGTCAATTGTGGCACAGGCTACAGGTGAAAAGGTTTTGACCCCCACAAATACCGGGGATTTTGTATCGGTAGCTACAACAGCGTTAAAAAATGGAACCGACCCTGTAATGAGCGCCATAACGCAGATGGTTACTCGGACAATTTTTTCGATTAGACCCTATTCTGAAAAGTTCCCGGGACTGAGGGTTGACAATGAACGTTGGGGGAATATTGTCAGAAAGCTGAATATTGCTGATGGTGATTATATAGATGATACATCTTTCGCATTGCCTGAAGACGGACAAAGTGTAGACATGTATAAGCTCCGCCGTCCCAATATATTGCAAACAAATTTTTATGGTGCAAATGTATTTAGTATTGAGCGTTCGTATTTTCGTGAGCAGATAGAATGTGCATTTACGGGTCCTGAAGAGCTGGCAAGTTTTTATTCTATGGTTACCGGAAATATTATGGATATGATAGAAACTGCGCATGAAAATCTTAAACGTGCAACGCTTTCCAATTTAATTGGCGGAATTGTGCAGGGTGGCGGAGATGAACAAGTCGTGCATTTGCTGTCAGAATATAATACAAAAACTGGCGGGTCATATACGGCGGAAACAATACAAGCTCCCGATGTATATCCTGATTTTGTCAAATTTATGTATTCGGTGATAGCGACTAAATCAGCATTAATGACTGAAAGATTGCAAATTCATCATATCAATGTAACAGGTAAAGAAATTACTCGTCATACGCCGTATGAAAACCAGAGACTGTATATGTACGCTCCTACTATGTATGATAGTACGGCACGAGTAATAGCTGATACATATCATGATACGTTTCTCCGTTATGCTGATCATGAAACTGTCAATTTCTGGCAGGCTGTAGATACTCCAGACACTATTAAGGTTACACCGTCATATTTAACAGCATCTGGAACTATAAATACCCCCGCAAGCGAAGTATCAGTTCCCGGAGTATATGCTCTTCTTTGTGATGAGGAAAGCTGTGGAATGACAGTATGTAATGAATGGAGTGCAACAAGTCCGCTTAATATTTCAGGCGGTTATTATAATGTTGCATGGCATTTTACGGATAGATTTTGGAACGACTTTACCGAAAATGCTGTAGTATTTACAATGGATTAATATTATGCAAGTTACTTTATATTCAGGATTTGGAAAGCGGAACAATTCAACCAAAACACCCCCTACAGGGGGTGTTATATACACCGGAACGCTGAAAGATAATTGTACAATACTAAAACCTGTCATTATCTTTCAGGCTGCCGGGGCGGTTGATTATTTCCCTGCAAGCTATAATTACGCTTATATTGATGCTTTTGAGAGATATTATTTTGTGACGGAATGGGAATGGGTGGAACGGAATTGGATTGCAACACTTGAAGTTGACCCTATGGCATCATATAAGGGGGATGTTGGAACAAGTACACATTATGTCGAGCGTTGCAGCGGAACATTTAACGGACGTATTGTTGATACTGTATATCCTGTTTTAACTAATCCTACTGTCAATATAACCGATATTGACTCTCCATGGATTGATGAAACCTATTATATTGTAGGGATAAGTGGTGGAGGAGGTTCAACAGGGATCACTTACTATATTTTTTCGTCCTCTCAATATTCAACATTTATTCGGAACATATATAATAGTAATTCGTGGTGGAATGCTTCAACTGCCGATATTACTTACGACCCCTCAATATTCAATCCGCTGGATTTTATAAAATCAATAAGATTGTACAGAAGTTCATTTGGCGGAACTGTGGTAGACAGTGTAAATATGGGATATTGGAGCGTGCCTGCCACATGTAGGATAATATCTGATACACAAGCATATACAAGCGTGCAAAGAACAATCACATTGCCACAACATCCGCAGACTGCAAGTCGGGGAAGCTATGTAAATTCAGATTTATATACTAAGCGTATATTATCAGTTAAACCCTTTGGTAAGATTCCTTTGGATTGTAGTTTAATTGCTAATGAAACGTCTATTAAAATTTATATTGGTATTGACGCATATTCCGGCCGGGGCTGGTTACGTGTATCTAATGGTTCAAATTCTATGATAATTGCTGAATCAGAGGCACAGGTTGGAGTTGATGTACTTCTTAATGTTCAGGCCGTATCGGAACTTTCACGAGCAACAGCGATAGTTAATTCAGCTTCAAGTATTATTAGCACATTAACAGGAAGCGGGTCGAATATGACTATCGAAACAGGCGTTAGTAACTGGGCGGCAATTGCTGGAGTACCGCTTATTCGTGAGACTGGAACAGGTGGGGATTTAGCAACATTTTCTTTTGCTGAAAGTAATAGATTATGTTCAGCATTTTATTCAATAGCTGATGAATATAATTCGGAGTTTGGCCGTCCATATTGCGCACCGGCGGTATTAAGCACTGTAGGAGGTTTTATTAAGTGTGCAAATGCGGAAGTAGAATTCCCATGTCTTGCAACGGAGCGTGCAAAAATTGAAGAATATTTGAATGGGGGATTTTTCTATGAATAGTGTGCCGTATTCATACGGTAATATCATGCTTGAAACGGCACCTGTTACGCCGTCAACAATACATGTAACGAATACAGCTTTATCAGCATTCTTCAGGCGTTATTTATTTTCTGATTTATTAAGTGTTTGGGAATGGGAAATCCCGGAGAATTGGGATAGCAATTATTTCAAAGCTGTACTATTCTCATGGGGATATTTTGCAATTATTGATACTCCGGCATTCGGTATAATTCCACAACAGGCGGGATTAAAAGGATATAATGTACAGTATCAACCTACCAATGCTGTAATTTCTAATCCGAGAATAAATCAAATACTTGAACCTATAATTGGTAAAGAATGTGCCGTAATCAGAATACGTCCCGATTATTGCGGCATGCTTGACATTGTTAATTATTATGGCGATATGATGGCGTTGACTGCCGAAACACTCGATACTAATATACTGAATTCAAAACTTGCTTATGTCTTCGCTTCTGATAATAAAGCTGGAGCAGAAACATTTAAGAAGTTTATGGATAAAATTGCCAGTGGTGAACCTGCGGCATTTATAGATAAAAATTTATTTGATGAAGAACACAACCCTCACTGGGTAAAGTTTAATAATGAAATCCGTGATAATTTCATAGCTAATGATTTACACGGACTTCTTAAAAATCTGTATAATGATTTTCTTAATCGAATAGGTATACCTACAGCCAATACTGATAAAAAAGAACGACTTATAACATCGGAGGTTGAAGCTAATACACAGCAGTCGTTCTCCGCAATGGATATGTGTTTAAAGGAAGTCCAGCGAGGTATTGAGCAGGCTATAGAAATATTCCCTGAACTTGAGGGTAATCTGTCGGTTAAATGGAGGGTAGATGTTAATGGACGCTTGTCTTTCAATAATGGGGATAGTCAATTCAACACTTCCGACAACAGCGGATTTTGAGGATTTAGCTTCAAAATTTAAAAGCTGGTTTAATGTTTCAAGTGATTGGATATCAACACAGCTCGCCGGATATATTCTTATAAATACTGCGGAACTTGAATTCATATTTCCCGACCCTAATTTTGCTGAAATTGCTATTAGTGCATGGGCTCAATTAAATGATGTGAGATTTACGGAATTATATAATACCACTACTGCGGAATTCTATAATTCGTTTGAACCTCTTGAAAATTACAATATGGAAGAGACAACTACGCAAGAAGATACTAACACTGGAACTGATACGCATACACACAGTGGAGGGACAACCACTGAAGATAGTGTTACGACTAATGATACTGGAACAGTATCAGACAGCGGGGATGCCAGTCGTGACGGAACTACTACGCATAAAGTATCGGCATTTAATTCCTCAACATTAGCGGATGCGCATAGTGACACTGATAATTTTAGTACTACTTCTACTAATACCAGAACTGACAATTTAACACATACAACCACAGAGGAACACACATTTACAGATACGCAAAAGCTCGATATAAGCAGAAGTGATACATTAAATCGTACAGTAACGCTAAGTCGTCACGGAAACATCGGAGTAACTACAAGTCAGCAAATGGCGCAAAGTCAAAGAGACTTAGTTATGTTTGATTTTAATAAATATGTATGTGACGAATTTAAAAATGAGTTCTGTATTTTGTTATATTAAGAGGTGAAACAATGTACTACTTTCCTTATACAAATTTTCATGACTTAAATTTAGATTGGATAATTGAATATGTAAAATCCACTAAAAGTGAAATAGAAGATTTAATAAATCAATTTGAGAACTTAATAGTTCAAACGACCGGCGATTCAACAAATAAGGTGATGAGCCAAAACGCTGTAACGGTACAGGCGAATTATTTAAGCTCCAGAATTAACAGTCTTAATACTACAGTCGAGGACTTAACCAATAAAGTCAATCAGGATATAGCTAATCTTGCTTCTTTTGAAGGTGAGACGGAATCTAATTTTAATTCTGACAGGTTGAGATTATCAACTATTGAGAACGCTCTTACACGTTTTTATGTTTTTGTTAGACATACTGCAACGGAGGATACTATAAACGTATCGATGTCCGAGTTACTAAATTACCGAACCAGAGCTAACGTCCAATATTATATCCAGGATTCTGTCAATAATTTTGTCAGGTATGCATATGAAGCCTATTCGCCACAATCACCGACAATGATGATTCAGACTTTGCCCTTTTCTAATGAAAATACCGTCTATCGTGCAACGATTAACACTACATCTGGAAACATAACATATGCCGGAATAGGGCTTATAGCGGTATCTCAATCATCCGGTACAAGTCAAACATCGGTAATGTCGCAGCGAGCGGTTACGGAAGCGGTGAACAAAACATCATTATATGTGAAGTTTACTATAACTCCACAAACCGCAAGATGTAATTATAGTTTCGAAACAATATCGGAATATATTGGAAACTCGGTTGTTTATTGCGATGCGACGTTTACTTCCACGGGTAAACGTGTTTATTGCTATTTATATAATAGTTCTGATTCTGTGATATCTTTCAGGGGACTTACATCTTATAGTACTACATCTTCATTTGACATTTCTTTAGATTCAAATAATTCAATTTCATATAACGAGCCAGTGTTAAGATATATTCCAGCATATCCATACTTTGTAATTTCATCTAACGGTGAAACTATTCCATCGTCACAGCTTACTATATTACAAAATATTCTTAACGCAATAGTAGTTAATAATTATTCACCACAAATTTATTTGAACATTACAACGGATCATGTGACTGAGCAATTATATGTTGACAGTGCAAATAGCACCGGGTATGTCCTCCGAAATAATAACTATATTATAACATATACTACCACTCCGTCCGTAACTATAGAACCCGTTGAAAAAGTGTTTACTTCTTCAGCTACAGGAGTTGCCCGAATAGCTGGGGGAGCATCAACAGGATATAGCATATTACAAATAATCGGAACGGATGTCGATTTAACAAATTATTATATTGTTGACGCTGATATTACAAATTTAATAGGTGGAGATTCAACATTAATTTCCGTGTCTCCAGTATCCGGAGTGCCTGTAATATTATTATATTCAAATGGCGTAGCGTTCTCCGGCAGCTGGACTGTCACTTGCAGACATAAATAAAGCGGGCGTAGCCCGCTTTATTTTTTAAAATGAACAATAATCGTCGTCATTAACAATTGGCATTTTAGAAGCTGTCTGAGGCTCATCGTCCGTTTCATCCGGCTTGATACCCCGGACTATATAGAGCTTGTCAATAAATAATCTAAGGTTATAATCTAATGATTTTTTGGGCTTTTCTACGACACCCTCAATAATTACTTCTGCACCTTTAGGAATAAATTGCAGCACATTTTTTAATTGTTCCTTATTACCAATAATATCATAAAATACTGTATTTTTGAATATTTGGCAGGCCAGAGAGTTTGCAACCATAACTTTGGTACTTGTTTTAACCTCGCTCCACTCCTTACACAATCTGCCTTGAATTACTGTTTTGTTATACATTTTCTTTCTCCTTTAATAATTAATATTTATCTATATTTAAAATATAAGATACAAATTAAAATTACCGCAATAATGGTAACTATAAGTAATCGAGCAGCCCAGAATTTCAACATCTCTATCCATGTAAAATTATTTTTCATTTATACACCTCAATAAATTTTTATATATTTTAATAGCAATTTTAATAGATACCCTTTTTCCGCTTCGGCTTCGCCGAAATATACAGCGTTTACAATACTTCGGTATTTATTGCGGAATACCAAGATGTCATATTCATTAAGCTTAAATTCTTTAGGTGCTCCGCTTTTATGTGTTGACAAGTAGTACGGTTTTTGCCTGGATTTATGCCGGTATACTGTAATTTCACCTATTGTTACAACAGGTATATATTCAGCAAGTGGCCGTGATACATCTAAGAAGCTGTCCATATCCTCAAAAAGATTATCAATCGCTTGATTCGCAAAAGCGGTATCTTTAGTATACTTGTATAGTGCAGTTTTCTTTTTGCGCTCGCTTATTGGCGAATTTAGATATAAAGCTATTAAACGTTCATGTTCTCTGTCTATTTTCAATTCTTTCTTATTACGATACATTTCCATAATTGGACTTATCATATTAAGCGTTAAAAAGTAGTCATTGTTTAAAATTGTAGAATTACATATGCTAATAACGCGGAGTGCCGGGCGGCCCTCTAACTCTCTATTACGATTGATTGTCTCATAAGCATTGAAGAACGTGAAAGCCTCGCCATTCATGCTTTGCCCCTTTAATGTTTGAGGTATCGCTTCGTCCTGTATTATAAAATCAATGTCCGTCATATCACCACCGCGGAAATTCGCAAAGGTTGATAAGCTCATCATATATCCGAGACATTCACCCCACGCCTTGCCATCCTCATCGGCATAATAAAAACTATAGCAGTCGTCACCGTTAGGATAAGGCCGAATATCTATCCCTTTATCAGAATTCAGTTTTTTGAATACGTTAAAAGCTTCTGTAGAAAGCTTCTTAACCTCGGAAGCTTTGCGCCGAAGTAATATGAATTTTGTATGACGATTTAATACTATTGTTTCAAGTATAGTATATGTCTTTCCAATTCCGCGGCCACCAATTAACCACATAAACGGTAAGCCTTTACTTAGCAGATATTCAATATCCGGATAACCCGAGGGTTGATATAATTTGCTTTTCTTTACTCTATCCATCGTATCTTTTCCATATCAAAATAATTTTTGCGTAACCATTCAAGGGAGGAATTGCTAATACGTTTTAATATGTCCTCAATATCTATACTTGTACTAAGCTTATAT